ATATTTGCTTTAAACTTTCTGGATATCCTAGTCCACGAATCCAATTCTGGATCTCCATATAATTTTCTAGATTCTCATCTACAAGAAATCTCAAATTCAAATCCCCAAAAATAACCTTATCTCCTGGAGTATCAATGTCTTTTAGGTAAGATGGTTGAATCGCTACTCCAAGAGTTAGTTCTGGAATGTTTGCTGAGTTGCAGAAAAAGGCAACTTTTGGAGTTCTTTTCAGTGTAAACTTAAATCCTGTTGGGGATAAGAAGTTTCTATTTTCTGGTTGTCCCGCTACCATGATGTTTTTTAAGTATTTAGATAACTCTTTCCCATCTGCTACCTGTACCGTTATATTTTAAGGATCTACTAATACTACTTTCTAAAACTCCAGTATCTTTTCTTGCATCTTTCATAGATTTATAAATTTTTCCGGTTTTCCTATCTTTAACAGATACTATTCTTGATTGTCTTGTTGCTTCCTTTACATGTTCTGGACATTGGCGACCAAGTGTTCCACCATCTCCACCTAAAGTAGCGTTGTAGTATGGTTTTAGTTTATCTATCCAGTATATTTCTCTTTCTCCATTATTATTTTCATTAGTTTCTTCTATAATTTCCCATATAAAATTATCTCGTCCATACTTACGTAAAGCATTTGGGAACGGTGCATTACTATTTTTATTAGTAGCATACCACCAGTGTTTATATTCTCTGTTTTCTATAGGACCTTTACATCTACCAATATAAAATTTATTATTAATTTTATTGGTTGATTTGTAGATATAAAACATCACCAAAGTTCTTAACTGTATTATTTATAAAAAAAGAGGACCTTTGAGGTCCTCCAGATGATCTCATGTGAGATTTACATGAGATTTTTGACAGCAACTCTACGATAGTAGCGGTTGGTGTTAACGTTAAGAGCACCGAGACCCTGATCCAGACCTTCAGCGAATGGGTTAGCAACAAGACCATAACGAGTCTTGAAGCCAATCTTGGGCTGGAAGCTGTTCTCACCAACGGCACGAACCATTTGGAGAGGAACATAAGGACAATAGAAGAGTCCAGCGTCATAAGGTGAAGAACCCTTATAACCGACAACATAGTACTGGTTGCCAGGAGTTCCGTTAGCGGAAGTCAGGTTAGCAGCATATGGGTCGATGTAAACGCGGAATTTGCCCATCAGAGTACCAGCGAAGGTGTTGCCGGTATCATCTACCTGGAGGTTAGCGTTAAGAGCTGGGGTGTAGTCGAGAACACCAGCCATGGTCAGTGCTGAAGCAACGTCAGCAGAGCACAGGATGATGTTGCCCTTTCCGCGACGAGTTCTTTGTGCGATTGCGTTAGCATCACGCTCGATTTGGAAAAGAAGACCCTTGAACTTCTCAACTGACCAACGACCATTGGAGTCGATGTCTAGGTCGAAGATACCTGGGGTAGCAACGTTTTGAGCAGCACCTTGCTCAGCAACCTTGTAGATAGTACGGATGACTTCGCGGTTGATTTCAGCAAGAATCTCAGTGCTGAGGATGTTAGCAAGCTCAGCCTCAGCATTCAGACCATGAATTGCTTTCAGGTCTTGTGCGAGTTCTAAGCTGTACTCAGCCTTGAGGGCGCGTGATCTTGCGGTTACAGTAACTTTCTCGATCGAGAAAGCCATCTGGTTGAAGGCAGTGTCGCCAGTACCATCAAGGTTCTCGGCGTCGCCTGTTGGCATACCTTGACCAACATCATATGCTGATTGATCGCCACCACCACCAACAGGGTTCAGAACTGAAGGGTTAGAACCAGACTGTGAAGTAGTACCGATACCAGCAGCAGTGCTACCGAAACCAACAACGCCAAGACCCTTATTCTGACCAGAGAATGCGGAATCAACTTCGTTGTAGAAGGTCTCAGTTCCGCTCTGATTGGTGTAGCGGGAACGCATTGCGAAGATGAGTCCAGTAGGACCGCTCATTGGTTGAACGCCTGCAACGTCATAGGCGATCAGGTTAGGCATCGAACGACGGATCAGTGAGATCAGTACGGGATCGAAACCTGCGGTAGGACCACCAGCAGCAGCACCACCGGTGAAACCACCAGTACCTGCTGAGTTGGTTGGGGATTCTGCTAGGAATGAACCTGAAGTTTCGAAAGCAGATTGCTCACGAAGGAATTTTTCTTGGTTTTCGAGCAGGACAGCGGTTACAGCTCTACGATGTGAATCTTTGATTGGATCCAGACCCTCATAATTGAGGAGAGGTGCCCACTTTTCCTGCAGATGCTCTGAATGGAACATTTGCTTTTTACCTTTTACTAAAGTGTGTTTTTTGGGTTTGAATTATATTAAATTCAATTATTTGCTGAATGCTGAAAGAGTCTTCAGATAAGCAGCCATGTTTCCTGAGTATGACTCGGGAGCACTGTCTACGCCTTCAGACAGATTTTCAGTTCTTGCCTTTGGAGAACCTACCTTTGAAGGAAAATATGCTTCCTTCAATGTCTCCAGTTTTTCACGATATTCTGATTCACTTTCAAACTCAACACTTTCGGCAAGTGAAGCGAGCTTGTCTTTCTGAGTATCTGCTAGACCCTCAGAAACTTGTTCAAAGATTCCATCAGCAACCGCCTCTGCGAGACGCTTGTTAAGGGAAACGTTTTTCTCAATTTGCTCGTTGAGTTTTGTCTCCATGTCATCAAGTTTATCTACCATGCTCTCAAGCACATCATATTTATCTTCAGGGATTGATACATAATGTTCTTCAAAAAGTCCTCTCATTCCTTGGAGGAATGATTCGGTCATTTCGGTCTTAAGACCTTGTTCAATAACGAGTGCATTTTCTTGCATCCACTCGTCAGCAACATATTCTAGATAAGAATCTACACGCTCTGAAAGTTGAGTTTTGATTTCTTCAACTTCTTCAGCGAGAGCAATAGAATACTGCTCCTCAATTTGCTCTTGAATTTGAGCAACCTTAGAGCGAAGAGCAGACTCGAAGATGATACGTGCCTTTTCTTGGAACTCTTCGGAGAGTTCTTCACCTTCGAGAAGAGCATTAACATCTTCTTCGATGCTAAACTCTTCTTCCATTTCCTCTTCTTCCTCTTCGTCTTCTTCTTCCTTCTTATCCTTCTTCTTACCGCCCTCTTCTTCTTCTTCCTCTTCTTCGTGCTTAGCTTCTAAGATCTCTTCTTCAGTCTCTTCTTCGATGAGGTCTTCATCTTCGAGTTCTTCTTCTTCCTTAACACCTTTCATTGCTTCAGCAGGCTTAGCACCCTTGTTTACAACATCCTTAACTTGCTTAAGGGTTGCTCCTGGGGTTTTTAGTTTTGCTGAATCGTCATCAGACTTATAATTTTCTGGTGTTGGACCACCGAGATCTTCCCAACCGCCAGTTTGACCTGGAGTTGCTCCTGACAAATGTGGCATTGCGTCCGCTGCTTTGGCATTAGCATTAACAGCGGTTCTGGATTGCTTTGTGCCTACTTCCATTTCTTGTAAATCTCCACGAGACATTTGAACTCTCCGTTTAACCTTACGTTATAAACTATATTTATTTATAATTTAATAAATTACAATGAGTTTAAAAACTCATTAAAGAGGGATAATTTATAATCTTCAAGAATACCCTGGTCAACGAGGGTATTTACTCTACGCTTGGTATTTTCGGCAATTCTCTCTCTCAGCATACCACCATCCCAAATCCACTCTTTACCTTCCATGATTCCCTGAACAAAAGCATCGGGGGCTGAGGGGTCGGCAACAATATCAGCAGCAGTTGCTAACATAAAATCTTCACCAACTTCAGTATAACCTTCTTTAGTTGGTCTTACTGAACCAATACCACGAGAAGATACACCAAGAGTTACTCCTTCTTTAAGAAGTGATTCGGCAATCTTACCCATTGGGGTTGAAAGAATTTGTGCCTTACCGATAAAATTATTACCTTCTTGAGTTAAAGAAACAATTTTATGAGAAACTCTATCTAGGTTTACTGTTGGTCCATCTGGATGCCCTAGTTCACCTAAAGCACGACCTTTTTTTACATATTGCTCAGTATAACGCTTTACTTCACGCTCCATTACAGGCATACGATACATTCTGCCGTTCCTGTTTACAACTTCTGTTTGTAAGAAAGGACCTTGAATGTAAAGAGTCTTTTTACCGTTTACGTTCTCAGTAATAACTTCTACTGATTCGATTTCTTCTGTGATGAGTTTCATTTTGGTTAGTTGGTAAATCCTACTTTTGCTGCTTTAATTGCTGATGATGTCCAGATAACGTCTGTTGGAAACTTCTCTAGGAATTCGACAGAATTTCCTGGCATTGAAAAATAATTTGTAGTTGCTGCGCCAACCTGTGTAGAAACACCTACAGTGACAATACCTGCCGTGTTGTTATGAAGTCTGACACAACTTGCCCCACCAATAGTTGATGCTGCGCCTGCGTTTGCTCCAGTCGAAACTTCAGATTCAATTATTTTTGTTCTTTGCATTGGTATAATAAAGACTTTATTAGTTATTTATAAAATACTCAATTACCTACTGATTTCTTCCCAGTCCATTGATGCATAAACTTGCTCACTACTTGATATTGGAGATGCTGCGACAACAAGAGTAAGTTCATAAGGAGTTCCAGTCAATCCATTTCTTTCTAACTGAAACTTAAATAATGCTTCCTTAAGAATATCAATAGTTGGAGAACCTTGATTTGCCGAATTGAAAAATCCAGATGCTAGTATTCTGCCTCCAGATATACTAGTTCCATTTAACTTATATTCAACTGCACTATCATCACCAGCACTTGTCCAGGTTCCTCCCGAAGTGGTTCCACTTGCCCTTACTTGCCAATTATAATTAACTCCATTATTGAGTCCCATTAAAGAAAGTGCTGTTAAAATTACAATAGCATCTAACCGATTTGGAGATGACTTCAATCTTATACTAATTATTGGATAAAAAGTTCCAGCAACACTGAGAGTATATGGTGTTGTAATTGGTGTTCCTACTGCCTGTTGTAATCCACGAAGTTCATAACCACCTTCTGAAATCACAGTAGAACAAACTTGTTTAAGTGTGCTTACACTTGTAGTAATTCCAGTATTCGCAATCTCATATCTCAAAGGTAATGATGCTGTTGTGATATAAGTTGATTCAATTACATTTGCGTGATGGAATGAATGGCAGTGAATAAATTGACCGTTGATTACAAATCCCATTCTTACGGTTCCAAGTCCCAACCACTCAATATCCATCCAAAGAATTTGTGCTTTTGTGGTGTCTAATGTGATGCCAGATGGATTTAAATGTCCAGCACCAAGAAGAGTATCAATATTCCAACTTGATTGTGCGACTCTGGTTGTAGTTCCAGTAGATAAACTTCTTTCTACAAAATATAAAGTATTTCCATCAAGTTCTAGATACATTCCATTATCATCACCAAAATATCCAACTCTTTGTCTTAAATTTGTTTTTGGTGCATTCAATACAAAGGTGTTTAAAACCAATAATGATTTTCCTGGTTGATATGTGAATACTTTTGTAGTCTCTCTGATTACAGAACAACCAGCAGTAGTTCCAATACCAATATTAATTAAACCTTGAGTAGTTGCAAATCCAACTGTAGAACCAGTTCCTACAACTAAACTTTCCCAAAGATTATTGTCTCTATATCTGTGCGAACTATCAAACAGAGTAAGTGGATTTGATACTCTCAGTCTTGCAAATGCATCAGTTTGAGTAGGTGGTAGAGCAGTTGATACTACTGCTGTTGTAGAAATTCCAAGTGTTCCTGTGACTGGAAGTGGATTTGCATTACTTACTGGTGCATTATTAACATTTATTGATACTTGTCCTGTGGTTCCAATACCTACGGTTCCTTGAATATTAACTGTGGAACCAACACCAGTTACATAAAAAGATGTATTGGAGATTGATACTGTATTACCAATTGATACTGTCCCACCTACAGTTACTGATGTGACTGGATTTAAAACATAGAATGCAGTGTTGGATATTGATACTGTATTACCAATCGTTACAGTATTCAGTAATGTAGAAATACCAACTGGAAGATATGGAACCGTTAATGTTCCACCCGTTCCAACTTCAACGATGTGATTATGAATTGGATTATCAGGAGAACTTGTAACAGATACTATTCCCGGAATAGTAATGTCTCCATTAATAGCAATATTGGAACTTCCAAGAGATACTGGAAATGGATTTTGGGGGCTGATTATTCTCCCATCACTTGATGCAACACCTACAACTTCAAATAAACTTCTTTCTTGATTTAAATAATCTTGAGTTTGTATATTCCACTGAGCCATTTATCAATCAATCCATTCTAATTTTGATGGGTGATATCTTTGTGCGTTTTTAATATTCAAATTCTTTTCGGTAATTGGGTAGATTTGATGAACAACTGCTCCTGGATAATCTGATTGTAATTGTTCACCCAAATCTCTTGTAGATGGAATTCCAGTTTTAGTTACTAATTCTAGACGATATAAACTTCCTTGCCACATTACATCAGCAACATATTCCTCTCCGACTTGTTGTGGTTGTTCTGATTGTGAGTTGATATAAAGATTTCCTGTGAAATCGCCAGCAATATTAACCGATTCTGAGATAAATTGCTTGAAAGATTTCATATCATTCCTCTTCTTGTCCGTTTTGTCCAAACATACTCATTGCTACGGAAGGACGAAATTCGTCAATTTTTTCCGCTGATTTTGAAAAAAGCAGTTCTTTAATTTTGTCGCTAATATTTGAAGGAGATTCGTCAGCGGCAATCATATCAAGGAGATCATCCATTTTTAATACCTAAGTAATTTTCTTTATTTATATTTCGCCGCCCTTGGGCATTTCCGCTATTTTTCCACTCGCTTCTGTGGCAGCACCTTGAGCATCAAGATTTGGTTCCATCACCGGTTGTCCCAAATCCATTTGTGCTGGTTGATCTAAAGGCATTCCAGTTGTTGGATCAACGGCAATATTTGGATCAGGAATTACTCCATCTTTAATTTCCTTTTCAATCAATTTATCTTGCTCAAGAATTTCTTCATCAGTTTGACGAAGAATCTTTCTTCTCAAATAG